TACGTGCAGCAGATATCGTATATTACCACCTACTCTCACGGTTAAGCACCTTTATTTGACGTATAAAAAAAGACACTGCATAAACAGTGCCTAATGATTATGTTTTGTTATTTATTTGAGTTTATGTACTCATGTCACACCTGTATGTCACATCAATACATAAAAATAAGTTACCCGTGTGTTCTCACGGATAACTCACAAGAAAGACAAAAAAAGCTATATTACAAACTAATTAAACATAAGAAGTATCGTCGTGTTGCTGTTTATGGTGATATTAAAGACGATACTGATGAAAAAGGAAATAAATATAAAAAATCACATTTGTAAGATTCAATAAAACTACCCGCCACTCTGACGGATAGTTAAGCAATCGGACGCGCAACGTCTAGTTAAAGACGATAAACACTTATCCAATCACTTCGATATTGAATACCCCACCATAGTGCGAAAGGATAAACACTATGTCTTGTGAGGTAATTCTTACAATATCATAATACACCGATTATAAACGGACTTACACACTTCAAAAGTCCACCTTACACATAACCTATAAATTCTGCCAATCTATTTATCATTGCGTCACGTCTTCTTAATATGCTTGTCTTACTTGTTCCGAAGTAGTCAGCTATATCTTCCCACTCACTACAACCTATAGGACATTCCCAATACCTCAAGCGCATTAAGTCTTGTGTATCTTCGTCTGATTCATAAATGAGTTTATCTACACCTTTTACAATGTTGCGTAAGTTGTTATAACGATTGTCGCTTAACTTCTTAATTGATTCTCTCTCAATAGGATTGCCTGGTATATTACTCTTACCTGCGCCTACATTCTCGGGTTCGTGGTTTTCTAGTAGTTCATACTCTCTTACTTTTAACTCTCGTCTGTAGCGTTCTATGTTCTTGATATAATCTTCTAACTTCTTTATATCATGTCGTTCAATCGTTATCATACTTACCCTCCATTCCTTTAGTTTCCTTTTTTATTAATTCGCTTTTTTGTATTCTTCGTACTTTAAATTTTGAAAATCATTACCGCCGTCATATTCATCCATTTTACTTAATATACTTTCTAAAGCTACAATTTCACCGATTTTAACATGGGTACTACGGTCTTTATCGTTTTGCATCATCAAAATTAAATTAAAAACTAAAGTCTTTAATCTCATCCACTTAGATTTATAAAACATCACTTACCCTCCATTCTCTAACTTATCTTTAAGTGTTTTAATCTCATACTCTTTTACTTCCAACTGATGTTTTAGATCATTCTGTTCAAGTATAGAGCCAAATAGTAGTAAAACTAATATAATGATTGCTATTACGCCCCACATTGTTTGACCACCTCTAAATTAGGTTTGTGTTCTAGTACACGTCCGTTAAAACTACATGCATCTTCTTTAGCTGAATATAAATCGTCGTAAGATAAAGCTTCAAATACATTGTCAGTGATTATGCATGTGTTTCCATAACTACCTATATATTTTTTCACTAAATATACTCCTTTTTTTAACTCAACCACGTATTTGCCTATGTTGTTTTTATTATCCTTATTTTTCAACCAAGATACCTCTCTTTCTAAATGTAACTTATCTAATTGCAATCCATGTTTATCTTCCTGTAACTCATTAACTCTTTTCTCTGCTTTAATCCACTTATATATAGCAAAAATACACAGTACTAACACAATTATTACCGATGAAAAACTTATCCAAATCACTTTAATAACCTCCATATATGCCATTTAAATGAGCGTGGTCATTCTCGTCGAAGTCCTTAGGCACTTCCACCTCATCGTTTGCAGTCAACTTGTAATAAACTTCTCTACCAATCCATTTGCCTAACTCGTACATTACTAATGTGAATATTAGTTTTGAAATGTGTTTAATCATTCTTATCCTCCTCATATATCTTCATCGCCTTTTCTTTACTCTCTGCATTAACCACAGTTGCCGTCTGATTATCCTTAAGCTTCGCTACATGTTTGTGTTGCATACCTGATGAATCAGTGAATGTTGTGATTAGGTATTGTGTCACTTCCCCAGCACCTCTTTTACTCTTTCGTATATATCTTTATTCTCCTGTGCTTCCATATGCACCTCTGTCACTTTCATTTTCAAACCAATCAACCTGCTTGGGTGTAGGATATACAACTGGTGCTACAACTAACTGAGCTAATCTCTCTCCTTTTTTTACTGTGATATCTTCATTACCTATATTGTCTGTGATAATACCGATTTCTTTATTGTATGTTTGGTCTATTGTGCCTAATGCTACACGCAATTTAGTTTTAAGTGATTTACCAGATCTAGGTCTCACTTGCGCTTCATATCCATGAGGTAAATTAATAGCCACGTCTGTTTTAACTGCTTTCGTTTCTCCCGCTTTGATTATTGTTGTTTCTGATACATACAAATCTAATCCACTATCTGTAGAATTTGCTCTCTTCGGCATAGTCGCGTTTTCTGATAATAATTTAATTTCTAGTTCTTTTGTCATTTATTGTTCCTCCAAATCACTTAATAAATTTTGAAACTCATGTGTTCCGTCGAGTTCGTCCATGCGTTGTAATTGTTGTCTTAAAATTCTCCTACCGACTAATATGTTTGCTATCTCAACAGTTGGTAGATCGTTTGAAATTTTATTACTTTTGCCACGAAGTTCAATATACTTTTGCGTCAATTCGTCTTTTAGCGTTGTCCACTTATTGTCTTTCAATGTGTATCACTCCATAATCCATCAGCTATATATCCATTCTTGAACAACATCATTTACTTTTTCGATATATTCTTCACTCATAAGCTCATCTTTATCAATATTAATATCCAAAATTTTATCAAACGCCTTTGCTTTGTCCTTAACTTTTTCCATATCATTGATGAGTTCATCACGTTGTTTCTTGTAAGCGTCACGTTCTTTCGAAGCGTCATAAAGTAGGTGTAACAACTTGTTTAAACTTTTAACAACGTTATGCCACTCTTCCATTGATAACTTAACCTTCGCCATTTCTTACCCCTCATTCCATTTAGAATTCTCTTTCAATAGCCCTGCGTCCCTTAGATCATCATTCAAACTACGTTGCCCGTTCTCGTACCACACATTAGCGAGATACCTACCGAACACATCACTCTTGTATGTCTGTACGTATATCTTCTTGCCCTCTACACACGATTTAGTAAAGTTGGTAGCTTCTTTATAGTTCTCTTGACCTCTTTCAGGCGTATCTACATTAAGTAACCTCACTCTACGTTCTGCAGTTGTCTTGAAACCTAAGTCCAGTAAGATATCTATCGTGTCACCGTCAACTACATTGGTACATATAGCTTGGAAAGTGTATAAATAATTTTTTATATCTATCTCAAACACTCCCTGTTCTTTTTAATATCGTTTTCACTAACTTTCATCGTCACTCTGCTTCCTGCCACCTTAACCACAAAACCTTTAACGCCCATCTGTCTTAGTTCACGCTGTACTTCTGTAGGTGTCTTGCCTTGTGCGTTGTATCTGTATCTTTGGTTGATTGTGTCGGATAGTATCATGCGTTCATCTTCTCGTATTCGTCTGCCCACATATACATCAATCCGTCACTTACATGTTTACGGTTGCACTTTCTAGCAATGTTGCGTCTGTCTATGAATAATAATTTTTGAGCTTCTACTGTACTTGCGAATTCTTCAACAATCCGGTTGTTGTTATCAACAAGATATACTGGCTTAGATATGCCTTTATTTCTGCGATACACTCTATATTTTTGCAATGTAGATTGGAATAGGTTATCTGCCATAAGATTGTTGTACCTACTGTCTTTAGGGTAAGCGTGATACCCTGTTCTCAAATTACCGATAAATGTTTCATATACAATATCTGCTGCACGATACTTCTTATTCTTATAAATGACTGTGGAAATACCGTTACATCCATTCGCAAACTTGTATTTTCCATCAGGTCTTTTCATTCTGCCTAAGTTACTTACGTATAGGTCGTACTTCTCGCTATACTTCCAAATTTCATCTTTTGCTATAACTCTTTCGTTAAACTCCTGTTTCTTATTCACTCTTGGCATTGTGTCGGTAAAGAAGCACTTTAACTTATCGTTATATGTGCCACGTTCCTTTTGATACCATAGCGTGTTGAGAGGAATACCTGTAATGTTGTGCAGATGAGTCAAGTCAGTCTTAGTCACTGTGTGAGTGAAAGGCTCGTACATATACACCATAATTAACCCTCCCACTTCTCAAATGCTCTATTCAGGTACCAACGTGCCTTATCTAAATCTTCTTTTCCGTTCTTACGATTAGCTCGACTTATATATTTAATTGCATTACCAATCGCAAATGCTAACTCTGGTTTGTAATCTTTAGTGACCTGTTCTATGAAATCTATAATTTCTATATCTCCATACGTATAATGTGACGGGTGGCTAACTTTGTCATCTAACGTCATTTCCACAGGTTCATTTTCATTAGCCAATAAGTAAAAATCGTAACTATCATCAATAGTCCAAGTTCTCCCGTCAATTGCTTCTACATCAGCAACCCATTTTTCTATAGCAAGATTTGAGCCAGTTTTTGCCCCGGTTAAACGATATACACTTCCTATTCGCACTGTAATTTCAACACCGTTAACCTCTTGCATTCTGATTCTATCGCCTCTATTCAAATCTTTAACACTCATGATCTAACCACCTTTCTAGGGAAGATGTCATTCTCCATAAGGTACGTACACCATTCGCTGCGAGAATGTTTTTGAGGAACTTCAAATAAGTGCGGTTTCTTACGTCTTAGGTCCAATTCTTTTTGTCGCTCTAGTCTTACTAACCTCATTCTGTCCTCATGTTCTAATTGAGATAGTCGTTTTCTCTCTTTCGTTTCTGTGTCTTGTTCGTTATACTCTTCGAATAAAGCTTCTTCAGGACTATAGCCAGAATACTTAATACGTCTTACAATGAGTTTCCAGGGTGTGCCTGTGTATTCAGCTTCGTGTACATCCTCTACTGGTAATAAGTGTTTCTTTTCTTCAGTTTTTACAACGTAATATAATCTATTATTTTTAAATTCAATCGTTCTATTCTTTGCTAATTCCATTTACTCCACCTCTACCAATTCAATTAGTTTAAAATCTTCGCTCATTAATTCTTTTTCAGGGTTCTTACTGATTAAATCTAAGATGCGCTCTTTTTCTTCTTCTTTCGTAATACGATTGTTTATCCATACTGGATATTTACATCTCACTTTGAGTGTTGCTTCAACTTCAATCGTTTCTTCTCTGTCTGCCATTCACTCCACTTCCTCTACATTCATGATTATTTTTGGCTCTTCTGCATATTGCTTAAAACTTTCAATGTGTGCAATTTGGTTATCATCTTTCCATAAATGATCGTTAGCAGCGTCTAGCACTGTTTTGATTAAATTATCTATATCTGGTTTCGTACGTTTATATTGGCCTATCGATATTAACTTTTGATTCTTAGTCCAACTCTTAGGTGGAGTAAAGTAAAAATATATCGATACTTTCAATCTACTGTTCAACATCTTTTTAGGTAATTGACTTTGTATGAACGCCTTATGCTTTGTATAAGACGTTGGCATGTATGTTTGAACAAAATTCCCTGCATTCCTAAAACGTGGACGAGGAGAGCCGATAGGTTCCTTATACGTATCATTAAAATTAATCTCTATTTCCATAACTCACCTCAAAATAATAATTCGTTAATTGTCATTTGCTGTTGCAGTTCTTCTTTTCTGAACAACTTGTGTTTGCGTTTCAGTTTTTCTAGCTCATCTTTCGTTACCGTTCCTGAAAATGTGTTTCTAAAGTGCATGCCTGCATAGTTACCTAGTTTGAACGTATCTTCTCCTAACGGCGTTACACTACACATCTCCCAACCATCAATTTGATACAACATGTATTGCTTTTTAAGTCCGTCGATAAGCCCCATTAGGACACCTCCGTTATCGCCTGTCTGTTGCTTTTTTTCTTCTAGCTTGTCGTTAATTAGCTTGATAAGTTTCTCTTGATTACCATTCGCCCAATCAAGTAATTTTTGAGCATACACATCGGAACACTCAAGTATTTGCATAATGTTTTCCTTTACCATGCGTCACGCTCCCTGTAGTCATCGCCTAGTACTTTTACAGTCCTAGCATTATGTTTCATTCTCGAATTGATCCGTTGCCAATTCATATTTTGATTGAGTTCTTTATCACTAAAATTTGTAGTGAAGATATTATTCTTTCCAACTCTGTTATCTACAATGCTAAACAGCTTGTTTAATGTGTGTTCAGTGTTCTCTACACCTATATCATCGAGTACTAGCAAATCTATGTTGCTTAGTAGTTGTACAAGTTCATCTGTTGTTTCTACAGCATTCTTGTTATATGTCGCTTTGATACGCTCCATTAACATTGGAATGTGCATAAAAGCCACTGAATATCCTTCGTTTTTAATTGCTTTAGCTATGGCATACGCTATATGGCTTTTTCCGGTACCGTATGAGCCTGTAAGATTAAAGACTTGGGTTTTTTCTACCGAGAATGTTTTGACGTATTCTATGGCCGTTTTTTTAGCGTATACTTGCTTTTCGTTTTGAGGTTTGTAATTATTTACAGTCGCATCTTTTAATGAGCCATTAACTGTTGATTGACTAAAAATACTATTGATGTATTTTTGCTTTCTCTTTCGCTCTGCTTCTTTACCAGCTTGTATCATTGAACAGTCACAACCATGTCTAAATTCATGCCCGTTACTAAACTTGTAATAGTCGTAGGTGTTACCACATTTATTACATTTAAGGTTGTGCTGTTCTTCTACGATGTTTTGGCTAGGTTTGATATTTCTAGCTAGACTTTCCATTGATTGCATTTATAATCACTCCTAGTCCCAATAACTCTCGTCATACTTCAAGCATAAAACAG